GGATACACAAGAGCAACAGTTTCATTTGCATCGGGTGCCGCAGCCGCTACAGCAGTCATTTCACCAAAAGGTGGCCATGGTGCAGATCCAGTTGAAGAGTTGGGTGGTAAGTTTGTTATGATTAACTCTCGCTTAGATGGCAGTGAATCTAATACAATTTCCACAGCAAACGAATTTAGACAAGTTGGTTTAGTTAGAGATCCACTTTTGTTTGGCACATCAACCCGTGCCACGGCATCTTCATTTAGACAAACTTTCCGTTATACTGTAGCAAACACAGGTAACTATACATTAGATGAAGTTGTTACAAGCGGAAGCAATACTGCATTTGTTGTTGAGTGGGATGCGACAAATAGTTATTTATACACAACAAAGCCGCTAAACAGCAACTTTGCAAATGGTGCAACGATAACCGGTGGCACTTCAGGAACATCTCGTACAATTACCGCAATTAGTACTGCAGGTTTAGACCCATACTCTGGTGATCTATTGTATGTTGAAAATAGAGTTCCAATTGCAAGATCGACCGATCAAATTGAAGACGTAAAATTGATTATTCAATTCTAAGATAAAAATAGGTTTAAAATTAAATGGCAAATACAAATCCTGGTGGTATAGACTTAAACACAAGTCCATACTTTGATGATTATGATGAAGAGAAAAAGTTTGTAAGGATTCTCTATCGTCCTGGACGTGCTGTTCAGGCTAGAGAACTTTCACAAGCACAAACTCTTCAACAAGTGCAGACTAGACGTTTTGCTGAATATTTTTTCAAGCAAGGCGCATTAGTTGAAGGATGTGAACAAAATCTAGACTTGAATTTAAATTTCGTCAAACTTCAACCTACATATAATAGTAACACAGTTGCGGTTGCGAATTTTGATGGTAGTATAATTTACGGTGCAAACAGCGGCATCAAAGCATACTGTGGACTAGTTACTGACATTGATGGTGATGATCCTAAAACATTGTTCATCAGTTATGCAACAAATGGAACACAAGTTCTTACAGTAAACGTTGCGCCGTCTACACTCACATCAGGAAATACAATTACCTTTTCAACAGGTAACACTGCTACGATTGAAGCCTTTTATACGGATCCAATTTCTGGTGCAATTAGAATCTTTGTTTCAAACACAACAGGAACACTAACTGCGACAACTGCAAACACAGTATTAAGCACTGGTGCAACTCAAGTAATCAATGTAACAAATGTTTCAAATCAAAGCGCAAATACTTCATTTGCCAACTCAGAAACTATATTCACAGCAAATACAACATCTCGGGTATATGCATTGGCTGCGGCAACAAATGCAGTAAGAAATGTTGTTGACGAAGGACTTGCAACAGAACAAATCTATAACTACGGTTCTAAGATTACTGTTTCTGAAGGTGTTGTTTATGTTGCAGACCATTTTGTTAAGCATTCTACACAAACAATTTTACTCGACAAGTATACAAACGAACCTTCTTATAAAATTGGAATAGTCCCAAATAAATCTTTTGTCGATTACATTGAAGATCAAACTCTTGTTGATAATGCACAGGGCACACCAAACTTTCAAGCGCCTGGTGCAGATAGATTAAAAATCGACACAACTCTAACAAAAATTGCGTTAGATGAAACTACCGATGAAAATGAATTCATCACAATCACAGAAATTGAAGATGGTATTGCTAGAAAAAGAAAATCAATTACTGTAGAAAATAAATTAGAAGAAGTTCTTGCAAAACGCACACAAGAAGAATCTGGCAATTATACTCTGTCTGATCCAATTGTTGTTGTTCGTGAGCATTTAGAAAATGGCGACAATGATGGTAGATATACTTCTGCTGAAGGTGGCAATTCAGATTTACTTTTAGTTGAAGTTGATCCATTCACATCTTATGTGTCTGGTTATAGAAATCAACTCATTACAAAAACTCCAATTGAAATTGAAAAGGGTCTTACCACAGAATATGTAGAACAAACTAAGACACAAATTAATTATGGACAATATATTGAAGTCAAAGAAGTTGTTGGTGCATGGGACATTATGGAATCAACTACTGTTGATCTGTACAATACAGCACAACAAGTTATTACAAACTTAGCGCATTCAACTGCAACCGTAGCCGGTAGTGCAATTGGCACTGCAAGAGTACGTTCTATTGAATATGTGAGTGGTGCTAAAGGTACTGCTGATGCAAGATACTATTTGTACTTGTACGATATTGTGATGAATTCTGGAAAAGATTTTAAAGACGTTCGTTCCATTTATGATTCTGCAACACCAAAACGTTTTGCCGATGTTGTGACAACAGCCGCTGGTGCTGTCTTACAAGAAACATCATTTGGCACAATGATTTTTCCATTGCCATATGAAGCAATTAAAACTGTACGTGACAATTCAGAAAACGTTGAAACTGCTTTTAGATTTAAAAAGAAATTCGCTGTTTCATTTACGTCTGGTGTTGCAACTGTTGCAACTGACGTTGTTACAGAAACGTTTATTGGTACAGATACATTAAATGCAACTCAGAAAAATGATTTTTACATGGTTGTTGTTAACAATGCTGGTGCAAACGTAGCAACTTCTGCGTTAACTGGTACTGTTACTGTAGCGGCGGCTAATACTATCGTTACTGGAAGTGGAACTGCTTTTACTACACAGTTGAATGTTGGTGATTTAATCACTATTAATTCTTTAACAAGATCGGTCGCAAATATTGCATCTGCGACTTCATTAACTCTTTCATCTGCACACACAACTGGTGGTACTGCAAACACATTCACTAAAACTCTTGCAACAGGAACAGTACTGTCTCTTTCTGGCAATGGTGGTTCAGGTGCGACACGAACAGTTAATGTTACGTCTCCTGGAACAGTAGCAATTGATGTCAAAGAGAATGCAACATTCACGGCTGACGTTATTGTCTCTATGGACAGAGCAAATGCAAAAGAAAAAAATAAAACATTAAGTTTTCAAACACAAGCAAACATCAATCCAAATACACACATTAGTGGACTGTCTGGACCATTTGGTTTAGGTGTTGGTGATATCTATCAGTTACACGCTGTTTATCAATCATCGTCATTCGCAGTTGCCGCTACTACAGCAAACACAAACGTTACTGCAAATTATGTATTAGATAATGGACAACGTGACTTTGCATACGAACATGGAACAATTACACCAGTTACTGGTTATGTTCCAACAGGTAGATTGTTAGCAGTCTTTGACAACTTTGTACACGATACCTCTCAGGGTGTTGGATATACATCAGTCAATTCATATCCAGTTGATGATGACGCAACATCAAATACTACAATCACAACTGCCAACATTCCTATATTCACAAGTCCTACGACTAAGAAAGTTTTTAAACTTCGTGACTCTATTGATTTCAGACCGATTAAAACTGCAAACACATCTTTGAATCCAATTGATGTTGGAACATATCAAATACCCACATTCGGTCTTCGTGTTCCAGAATCTGGTTCAGACTTTGATGCAGACTTGATTTACTACAAAGGTAGAATTTCTAAAGTATACGTCAATAATGCTGGTGTGTTCGGTATCAATGATGGTGTTCCAGCACAAGCTGGTAATCAGAGAGCAGAATCTCCACCAACTAAACCAGATACATTAGAAATTGCTGAACTTAATATTCCGCCATATCCTTCTTTGCCGTCAGAGGTAAAAATTAGATTGTTGAAAAACAAACGATTCACTATGCGAGATGTTGCAAGAATAAATGAAAGACTTGAAAGACTAGAGTATTTTACTGCATTGAGTTTCTTAGAGAAGCAAGCGACTGATACGACAGAATTGGACAATGATGGTTTAGACAGATTCAAGAATGGTATTCTTGTTGATCCGTTTACGGGTTGGTCTGTAGCATCTACATCTGAAGATGGTAAAGATTGTGCGATTGATAAAAAGAATAAATTATTGACATGTTTGCAAGATAATGCAAACACAGTTGGTCTTCGTTATTCTACTACAGCACCTTCTCTTTCAACAACAATTAAAAATTCTGGCAACAAAATTATGTTGCCATATACTGAAGTTGAAGCAAAGGGATTAAAACAAGATAAAGCATCTAGGCAATTAAGACTTGCTGAAGAATTAAACTTTATTTGGACTGGTGATTTAATTGCTGTACCATTTACAGACACTTTCTTTGAGACAGCAAACGATCCTACAAAAAATGTCGTTTACAATGATGACCAAGGTGCTGACAACTGGAAAGCATTAGTGAGTGCGTGGAATACAGAAGTTGCACCTTTAAATCAAAAATGGCTTGGTGGCACAACCCAAACTTCAATCGTTGCTGGAACAAATCAAACAACTCAAGTTGGACAATTTAATGTCACTACTGCATTACAGCAGACTACCCAAGAAGCATATAATCAATTAGCCGCAGGCAATCAAACAAAATCGTCCACACAAGATGTTAAGTTTGATAGAGTTGTTCAAGTTGAAGCCGCACTTAGAATGCGTCCTCGTGACTTTGTTATTCAAGCTACAGGATTAAAAAATAATTCTAGAGTTTATGCATTCTTTGATGGTGTAAACGTTACTGCAAATTGCTTTCAGATTTCATTGTACGGCAATACTACTGTACAATCATTAAACGATTTGATGGACAGCGCAGGCGTATTGACTGGCAATAGTGCAAGCACTTGGGAAGCTATTGCTAATGGTGCAACACAACCACTCATTGTTAAAAACAATCAAATTATATTATTGTTTGAAGTTCCATCTGGTAAATTTTATACAGGCCCACGTGAATTCAAAGTTACAGACAGTGCTACAAATTCTGAAGGAACAACATTAACTAGTGCAAGAAATACAATTTTCTCACAAGGTATTTTACAGAAGACTGGTTCATTCACAATTAACTCTCGCCCATTTAATGTAACATTCGTTGGCGCAGATAATATTAGATCATTGGGCAGAAAAGTCGTTTCTCAACAACGGGTTGAAACTGCGAGTGTGCCAATTCCACAACCACAACCAGCAAGCACTGATCCATTATCTCAAAGTTTCTTTGTTGATCCAGACACATACACAAAAGGATTCTATTTAACTTCTATTGATCTGTTCTTCAGAACAAGATCACAAGAAAACTCTAGAAATGTTAAAGTTGAAATTCGTGAAGTTGAAAATGGATTTCCATCTGTACAATTTGTTAGTGCTAGTGATAGTGCAGTTGTTAACAATGCAAATATCAATATAAGTGAAGATGCATCTGCCAATACTACATTCACATTCAAAAATCCTATCTATTTGAGTCCTGGTAATGAGTATTGTTTTGCTGTTAAGCCAGACAATAATGATCCAGATTATGCAATTTGGGTTGCTGAATTGGGTGCCATTGACATTACTAATCCAGACAGACAGACTAGAATTGAACAAGCATATAATAGCGGAGTATTATTCACATCTTCTACTGATAGAACATGGACAGCAAAACAAAATATTGACATGAAATTTACAATGAGAATTGCTGAATTTAATACTTCAGAAAAAGTTGCATTTTGGGCTAATATTCCACAAACAACTGCATTTACTTATGATGCATTGACTCCAGCTATTGGCGATCAAATTCTTCCTGAAACAAATATCACATATGATATCAAGACTGCTGACAGTACATTTACAGTTGATGCTGATTATACTACGGTTAAAAATTATGAAAGATTGGTATTACGTTCTAGAAAACAAATTTCCACTACGGCTTCAGAAACAACAAGTGGATTTAAATCTTTGCAAGTAAGAGCAACATTGTCTACGAACAATAAGTTTATTAGCCCATACATCGACAATGAAAGTATTAGATTTCACTTTGATAAGAATGTTATCAATAATTTAGACAGCACGGATGTGACCGGAACAGTTGCATATAGTTCTGGCAATAATGTTGTTATTGGTACTGGTACAACTTTCACGACACAAGTATTCCCTGGTGAATACGCATACTTTGGTGATGAATATCGTAGAGTTTCTTCGATAACAAGTAACACAGTTTTGACTGTCATAAACAACTTTACTACATCAAATGCAGTCAGTCAGACGATGACTATTCGCAATGAAGAAAATCCAACAGGACCATATTCTTCTGAGTCTAGATACATCACTAAAGTTGTGACGTTGAATGATGGATTTGAAGCGGCTGATTTAGTTACTTATTTGAAAATCAATCGTCCACCAGGAACTTCAATCAAAGTCTATGCTAAGTTATTGAATGAGAATGACTCAGACGCATTTGATGATAAATTCTATACTCCTATGGAATTAGTTGGAACGGAAACGTTCACGCTAAATCAAAATGAGTACAAAGAAGAAAAGTATGTTGTTCCGTCCACATCAAAAACTGGTGGTTCTGAATTACTTTCTGGAACAGTTGCAACTTCTAATACGTCAACTACAGTTACTGGTACATCTACTCGTTTCATTGAAGACTTGAAGATTGGTGACACAATTGCTGTCGGTTTGGCTAGAACAGAACGTGTAGTTTCTACGATTGCAAATAATACATCGTTGACAGTTGAATCTGTATTCTCTACAATTTCTTCTGGCGAAAACGTTTTCCGTGTTCTAAATAACACAGTTGCATATACGACACCTGATGGAAGAACATTCCAAGGCTACAAAAACTTTGCCATTAAGATTGTTTTCTTGTCTAGCAATCCAAGTTATGCATCGAAAGTCAAAGATTTAAGAGGAATTGCATTAGCATGATAGTAGAAAAAATTAAAATTGCCGAACCTATCCGTGGATTCACAGAGAGAGACAAAAACTCTAAGGCTATTTTAAATACGGATATGGATTCCCTTTTAAAATATAAGATTCAGAAACGAAAAATTTCTGATATAAATAAGAGTACAAACGAAATCGGATTGATTCGTAAAGAAGTGGACCAAATCAAGTCCGATTTGAGTGAGATTAAGAGTATGTTGTTGCAAATAACTAATAATAGAAGATAAAAAATGCCAATAAATTCAGTAGTACTAGCAAACACGTTCAACGAATTTAGAACGACAGTCAATGAAGTTATCACCACACTTAATGGTGTGTCTGGTGGTTCGGGCGTTATTAATGCAAACACTTTAATTGGTGGTACTGTTACTGCAAACAACTTAACTTCAGGAAGAGTTGCGCTTTCTGGTACTGCTGGACAATTAGTAGACGATTCTGCATTTACATACGACACAAGCACAGACATATTAACACTTGCAGGAACTACAGACGCATCTTCAAGCACTACGGGCACACTCATAGTTGCTGGTGGTCTTGGTGTCGCTAAGAAACTATATGTTGGAACAGACTTAAACGTTACCGGTAATACGACAATAACTGGCAATTTAACTGTCAACGGTACAACAACAACAATAAATTCGACAACTCTTACTGTCGATGATATCAACATTGAGTTAGGTTCTACAGCATCCCCAACAGATGTTACTGCCATTGGTGGTGGTATTACTCTTAAGGGTGCTACTGATAAAACTATTTCTTGGTCATCAATTGGCTGGAGTTCTTCTGAAGATTTTAACCTTGTTACGGGTAAAACATTTGAAATTAATGGAACATCGGTTCTATCTTCAACAACTCTTGGTTCGGGTGTAACTGGTTCTTCACTCACATCAGTTGGAACAATCGGAACTGGTGTTTGGCAAGGCACAATTATCAATCCAACTTATGGTGGTACAGGTGTAAACAATGGTGCTAAAACAATCACTCTTGGTGGAAACTTAACAACATCTGGTGCATTTAACACGACAGTAACTACTACAGCGAATACTAGTGTAACATTACCCACATCAGGAACGCTAGTTGGTTCTGCTGACACTGGTACAGTCACAAATACAATGTTAGCTGGCTCTATTGAGAACGGCAAACTTGCAAATAGTGCATTAACGATTGGAAGTACAAGTGTTAGTTTAGGAGGAACTGTCACAACATTTGCTGGTTTAACAAGCGTGACAAGTACTGCATTTGTTGGTACATTGTCTACTGCATCACAACCAAACATTACCTCATTAGGAACATTAACATCTTTGACTGTTTCTGGCAATACTGTTCACAGTAGCACTGGTGCGATAAAAATTCCATCAGGAACGGAAGCAGAAAAGGCTGGCTTTACGACAGTTGGTATGTTAAGATTCAATACTGAGTTAGATGCGTTAGAAGTATATAAAGCTGGTGGTTGGGCTTCTGCGGGTGGTTCTGGAGCAACAAGTAGCGTAAGATTATTTGCCGCAGGTATTGCATCTGGCGGTCAATTATTCTAAACATGTATTATAAATAGTTCAGAAACTATAAAATAATTAAGGAAAATTATGGCATCAGGAATTTTAGGTCAATCAAGCATAACTGCGGCGTCTACATGGACCTCTGTATATACAGTACCAACAGCAAAAGTTGCAACTTTTAATATTGGCATTGTGAATCTTTCGACCAGCACCGCAATCATTCGAATTGCACTTGCGGCAAATACATCTCCACTTGATTCACAAATGATTGAATACGACTTTAATTTGGCTGGAAATGACGTATTTGAGCGTGGTGGTTTGGTAATGCAGGCAGCACAAAAAGTTGTTGTTCAAACATCAAGTTTAAGTCCAAACATTAGTGTTATTGTAACAGGATATGAGGAATAATAAATGTCTAGATATTTAAAGGCTTTGCCTGCAACTGGCGCCTCTTTCACAAAAAAGTCAATTTATGCTTCATCAGGAGGTAGAACTCTCACGTTCTCTGCTTCCACAACAACTGCACAATTCATGGTATTTGGTGGTGGTGGTCGCACATGTGCTGAATTTATAACTAATCCAGCGTGTTGTCGTAATTGCTGTGAGCAATGTTGTTGTAGCTGTATTTTTTATCATTCTGGTGCTGGCGGAGGATTTACAGAAAAACTATATTGTACCGTTGCTGGAAAAACAGCATGTATTGTTGTTGGCGCAGTAGAGGGAACTTCAACGGCTTGCATTCCTTCAGCAGGAACAATAACCGCAACAGGAGGAACTTCGGTATGTCTCGGAACCAATGGTTGCGGATGCACAAACACCCCAAGATGTACTGTGCCTGGTTGCGGCAGTGGTGGGGATTTTAATACGTGCGGCGGAGTTGGTATGTGTAGAATCACAACTTTTATAACGAATAATTGTGGTGGTGGTGCAGGATGTTGCGTTTCTACAGGCTTTGTTGCAATCACAGGAGCATCACCAGGAAACACAGGAGCAAACGGATGTGTGCCTGCGCTCGTCAACACAACAATAATTTGTAGAGTCAACTGTCAAAGACAGTATAGTCCTGGTCCATACGGCAGCTGTCCGTCCAGTCTTTGCTGTAATATTCAGTATTGTGTATATGATACGCTACCGAAATCGTTTGGTGCATGTCCAGTTGAAACCGATAAATTTTATTCTTATAACTGGGACATAGTTGGTGGTTCAAGCGTTGCCACTGGTGGCAACGCTAGCGCATCATTGTTAACAGCTACAAGCGCATGTTCTTGCATTTGCAACAATGGCGGCAACTGCGTCTATAACTGCTTAAATACAATTGCAGTACCTAGCACCTATGGCACTGGCCTTGCTGGAGGACTTGCGGGCGGTGGTGGTGTTGGTGGTGTTGGTGGTGTTGGTGGAGGTGGCGGTGGCATACTTATTACTGAGATGCCGAGGCGCTGTATATGTACAGACTCATGTATTGATGGTGGTGTCGGTCTCGTTGTTGTCTATTACAGTTAATAATATCTAGGTGTAAAAAAATGCAAAGAAAATTTAGAGTTATACCATGTGCAATGATTGGATATACAAACGGATACACTATTGTTGAGGTTCTTTTATTGGACTACGAATATGCGCTTCCAGAAAATGAAATTTTAATTTTAGATAATGATAATATAGAAATCGGTGACGTAGTTACAGTCGATGGAACTATATTAGCAAACTTTGATGACAATATTATTTCACCACCAGAAACAGATGAGAACCAAGTGAAACAAGATAAAATCAGTCTGTTGAACGCTAATATTGAAGAGCAGAACGATACAATCGCATTTCATCAATCTATTATTAACAAATGTGACGAAAAAATTGCATTGATTAATGCTAACACACCAAACATAACATTTGGAAGTGCAGAAATTAGAAATGCTCCAGATAATGAGGCTAGACTAGTATTGTTAAATACAGCAAAGACAAATGCACAAAATGGCATTTCGATAGCATCAGCAGAGATAGATAAATTTAATTCGGAGTTGACAATACTACAAAGTTGAGTTATAATATAGATTATGAATATATCATTTTTGGTTGGAATGCCTAGGAGCGGAAGCACATATTTTGCTAAACTTCTAGGCACAAATCCTTCCGTATCAATCTCAAAAAAAGTCTGCCACATACCAGCGTACATAGATTCTATAAAAATGGGATTTATTGATGGGTCATCGGCACGGGACACCATGATATTTCCCACACCCACACAAACTCAAAATGCATTCGAAAAATTTGTTCGAGGTGGTATTGTAGCAAATTGTGATTCGGACTCTGCAAATATATTTAAATGTAGAGAGTACATGGATCACATAGACACAATACATTCTATTTTTGATAAACCAAAATTTGTATATATCACTAGAAATTTGGTCGATGTAGTACATTCTATCAGAAAAATGATGGAAAAAAATACATGGAAATTTAATACAAAATTTGCAAATGGTGAATTAATTAGTCACATTATTAATGAGTCATTTCTTAATAAATATTTAACTCAGATACAATATGACATTGATATGATTGAAAAATACAATGACAATTTTATCATAGTTAAATATGAAGACTTGTGCAATGATACACAATCAACGCTGTTGAAAGTTTCAGATTTTTTAGAAATAAAATCTGATTTTGATTTTGATAAAGTAGATTTGACAAATTATGACACAGACTCAAATTATTCATTTCCTATATCACATGATGTTTGCTTCAAAAAAATACAACAAAAAACATACAACGATGTTGAGTTCGAATTTGTTGATGACATGTTAAGAAAAAACTTTAACAATTTTTACACAAAATTTAATTATTAATGGATGAATATAAAATGAATATTGAACTAAGCGACAAAATAATTAAGCATTTGTTTTTATTGTGCCCAAATAATTCGGGGTCGACATTTATTCAAGAGTCATTTAGAAACTGTAAAAAAGTTGCAGTACTAAATGATGAAGGACAATTTACTCCAGGATTTCAGAGTGAACTTTCAAGTAATCACGATTTAGATTTTATTTTTACCTTGAAACCAAAACTTTTTGAAAATCAAAGAGGGTATAATGAGTGGCACGCAAATGAGTATCATTGGAATGAAATTTGGAATAAAAATAATCCTGATGCAGACTGGAAGTTTGAAAAATCTCCACCAAACATTTTACGTCCCCATCTATTATTAGATTGCTTTGTTAATGTTTCGTTTATTATTATGGTTAGAAATCCCTATGCAATGGCAGAAAGTATTTTACGTGCAAATCCAAATGCGTCAATTCAAGATATTGGTAATCACGTATTGAATTGTTTAACTATTCAACGTAAAAATTGTTATCTTAGGGGAAATAATCTCACATTTACCTATGAAGATATGTGTGATCGTCCAGAGTGGGTAGAGACACAAATCAAAACTAAATTTGAAATTGATGATTTCACTCTTTCCGCAAATAAAGATCGCCATTCAAAAATTAAAAACAACTCAGTTAAAAATTATAATGACGAACAGATTTCACGTTTAAAAAAATATCATATCATTGAACTTACTAAAATTTTTGTAACAGCGATAGATACTTTAGATTTTTGGGGATATTCTATATTAGACGTTGACAAAATTGGATTTGATACCAAGGAATTATTTGAATATGATGTTACGCAATTAAAAGAAAAAATTCTAAGTTTATCAGAAGAAGAATGGTCAAAATTTGAAAAACGAAGTGCAACGCATAAAGCGCATGAGTGTACACAATCAATATGTTTGTATTCTGAAGAAGATGAAGATGATGAAGTTTATTCTGAAAAAATTAAAAACGAAGAACTTTTAAAATTGGTCGTTGACGATATAAGACTATTGAATGAAAAGTATTTGAATGAATACAAATCTGGAAGAATATCACGAATTTTATTAGCTAGACTAGACGAAAATTCTAAAATTCCATTACACAATGATAGTGGGAAACATTTAAATTATTGTAGACGAACTCATATACCAATCGTAACTAATGATGATGTTGAATTTTATGTTAATAATCAAAAATACAGTTTTAAAGAAAACGTGGTGTATGAGTTTGATAACACTAAAGAACATTCGGTATCTAATAACTCAGAACACAAAAGAATACATATGATTGTTGACTGGAGTTATTAATGACGGATCAACAGAAAGATCAAATAGTAGAAGAAAAATCTACAGAGAAAAGTGAATTGATTTTAAGCAAAAAAATGAAGGATTATTATGCAAAAAATACTCGTAATGGGATTGCCAGGAGCCGGAAAGACTTTTTTAGCCAAGAGTCTCAAATCGTACCTAGAGAATAACTCAAATGTGCATAACATGCCATTGCACAGGCTGGCCGAACATGAGTTGATGCCATTTTCATGGCAAGCTAAAGTCGATTGGTTCAATGCAGATGAAATAAGAAAACGATTTAATGATTGGGATTTTAGTAGAGAGGGTCGCATTCGTCAATCTTTACGAATGGCTGAGTTTGCTTTTAAGTGTACTGGCGATTTTGTTATTTGTGATTTTGTTGCGCCACTACCTGAAATGAGACACAACTTCAAAGCAGATTGGGTTGTTTGGGTAGACACAATTGATGCTGGTCGATATGAAGATACCAATAAAGCATTTATCCCTCCTGACGTATATGACTTCAGAATAACAGAACAGAATGCAGAGAAGTGGGCTGAGTTTATAGGACAACATATTCTAGAAAACAAACGCAGATCCACATTTGATTGGCAAAAAGAAACAGTTCAAATGCTAGGTCGTTGGCAGCCATGGCACGAAGGTCATAGGAAATTATTTGAACGTTCAATTGCAAAAACAGGACAAGTTGTCATTCAGATCAGAGACTGCCAAGGTTGGAATGGCACTAATCCATTTGCTATCGATCAAGTAAAATCATTCATTCGAAGAGATTTAGACCCATTGTATCAGGGTCAATATGAAATCCAAGTTGTTCCAAACATTGTAAATATTACCTATGGTAGAGATGTTGGATATAAAATTGAACAAGAGGTGTTTGATGACAGCATACATAATATTAGTGCTACAAAAATTCGAAAGAGTTTAGGCATTGAATGACACCAACACACGAAGTTTGGCAAAGGCAATCAGTTGGCGCTTGACAGGAACGATAGATACGTTTATAATATCATGGTTGATAACAGGCGAATTGTTATTGGCTAGTAGCATTGCGCTGACTGAAATAATAACAAAAGTTTTTTTGTTTTGGTTGCATGAACGTGTTTGGAATAAAATAAAATGGGGTAGGGAATAAGGAATATTATGAATCATACAGTTTTTCACATTGACGGTGGTGCGGGTAGAGTGATTGCCGCAATTCCAGCTTTATTGAAATTTCACAAAAACAATCCAAACGATGATTTTAAAATCTTAGTCCATGCTTGGGATTCATTATTGTGGGGAATACCAGAATTGCAAGATAGAGTATTCAATCCAGAAAATAAAGGCATTTTTGATAGATATATTCTGGATTGTAAAAAACTTATAAGTCCAGAGCCATATCGTGAACCTGGATATTTTAAACAAGAAATTTCTTTAGTCGAAGCATTTGATAGATGCATTAATAATACAGAAGACCATAAAGATTTGTCTGCTCCTGTTTTAGTTTTAAATAAAACAGAAGAAAAGTTGGCGGCTAATATCATTAGTGACGTTCGAACTCAACAGAAAAAAGATTTAACGATTGTAATTCAGCCATACGGTAGAGGCGCAAAAGTTGATAGGGGACATGTTATTGATGATGCATCTAGGTCTTTAGATGCTTTCTCATATTTGCTTCTAGCAAAAAAATTAGCAACAAAATATAATTTAATTTATTTTGGTGAACAAGAATTTGCAGTGGCAGAAGACACATATGCATTTAAATTTAATGGCGACTTAAGAGCGTGGATGTCCGTTATTGAATCTGCTGATTATTTTGTTGGTTGCGATTCAGTTGGTCAACATATGGCAAGAGCATTCAGTATACCTGGAACTGTAATTTTCGGCTCTACATTTCCAATTAATACTTCATATCCAGACTTTTTTCAGATCATTGAGAAACCAGGACATAAAAAATATTCTCCTATTAGAGTGTGCGGACTTGACGGACACTTGTCAGATAGATATAATGACAAGTTGATGGATTTTAGTGAAGATGAAATCCACGATATGTTTTTAAAAATTGTTAAAGATATTGAAGCGAAGGTAAAGAAATGAGCAATAAAAAAACTGTGATGGCAATTAATCCAGGACATAACGGTTCTACTGCTGTTGTGTCAAATGGAGAGTTGATGTATTATGCAGAAGAAGAGCGTTACTCCCGTGAAAAATATGATGCAAATCCTTTTAGAGGAATGATTCATGCATTAACAAAGTATAAAATTGATAATGTTGTTATTGGTGGAACTCAAGATATCTATTCTGAAGTTCAGTGGTTTAAGAGAGACTATTACACCGCACTAATTAAAAAATATCAACCAAAAGCTGAAATAGAATATGCTGGACGTAATCATCATTACGGTCATGCGTGTTCAACATTCTACAATTCAGGATTTGATGAAGCACTTGTTGTAATTGTTGACGGATGTGGAAGTTTTTTTGGTGTAAGCAATTTAGATGATGCACATCCACAAATAGGTGGATATGAAACTGAAAGTATATTTGCCATGAGTTATTCGAAAGAATCGAATTTACTTATGAAAGTTTGTGGAAATGGTAATACGTTTCCTTTCAAAGATGATGTTACTACGATCAATGATTGGATTGGTATAGTTAAAGCATACGAAGCTGTCACTAATTATTTAGGATGGAATTTCATTGAAGCAGGAAAAACAATGGGTCTTGCATCGTATGGTGAACAAAATTCAGATATTCCAAAAATATATACAGATGGATTTGGAAATAAAAACTTATTCATTTCGCAATATCCAGCAGGTGCTTGGCTCAATTGGACTCTTCCGGGAAATGAAATACTTAAACTCCCAACTGATTACCAAAAATATAAAGAATGGCACAAAGACGAAAAATTAGTTCGACAAATTGATAAAGATTTGGCGTATAAAGTGCAACAAGAAAGTCAAGAAATTGTATTGAATTTAATTAAATCATGGGTAGAAAAAACAGGAATCAAAAAAGTTTGTATTTCAGGTGGATATGGATTGAATTGCGTAGCAAATTATTACTATAGAAAAAAACTTCCTAATGATATTGAACTCTATTGTGATCCTGTTGCACATGACGGCGGAACTTCAATTGGACTTGCAAAACAAAAGTGGTATAGTCTAACCGGTTCTACAGAAAAGTTTCCATTGAAGACTGCATATCTGGGTGAGCAATATGATCCACAAAGTTATCTGAGTGACATTGATGTTGACGCATTTGATATTAAAGACACTACTGCACCAGATGTTGCAAAATTAATTGCAGATAGAAATATTGTTGCATTGTATCAAGGTCGTGCTGAAGCTGGTCCAAGAGCATTGGGCAATCGATCTATTCTTTATGATCCAACTGATCCTAATGGCAAAGCATATGTGAATACTGTGAAGGGTAGAGAATGGTTTAGACCATTTGCTGGATCAGTTCTTAAAGAATATGCAAACGATTGGTTTGATATGGCAGGTATGGATGAGTCGCCGCATATGATGTATGCTGTAGACGTTCAAGCTGATAAAGTAGATAAAATTCCAAACATCACACACGTTGATGATACGTGTAGAATTCAGACTGTTACTTCAGAACAAAACAAACACTACTACGAATTGATTTCAGAATTCAATAAGATTACTGGTGTTCCTATTCTGTTTAATACTAGTTTTAACTTGGGTGGCGATGCACTTGTAGAAACTATTAATGATGCAATTGACGCTTTAGTTAGATCAGATATGAAGTATCTGTATCTACCAGAAATTGGTAAACTGATAACGAAGAAATAAAAAAAGGGGCATTAAGCCCCTTTTTTATAGTGTATCTGCAAATTCTAAAAGATTATTAAACACTAAAGTTTTTTTCTTCAACTCCCTATTTGCAAAAGTATTGAGTTTTTCTAAAGTTTCTTTACCATGGCCAGTTAATACTAACACTGGTTTTGCGCCAGCTTTGTCGGCTGCCTTTAAGTCGCTTATTTTATCTCCGACATACCAACCTTGTTTCCAGTTGACTTTGTTCTCATCTCTGGCTTTATTAAACATACCCACATTTGGTTTTGCGTAGATATCTTCTTTTAAGTTTGACGTTGAGTATAAAATCCCATCGATTGACATGATTCCAGCATTACCAAAAATATTCAATAGATGATTGTGTACTGTGTCAACTTGTTGTGTAGTTTGAAGGCCTTTTGTAATACCAGCTTGATTTGTCAAAATCATTAAGCGATGACCTTTCATGCGAATCTTTTTTATAGCATCTAAGCTACCTTCAATTGGAGTGACTTGATTTACATCTGTGATATATGAACCCATATCTTCAATGATTGTGCCATCTCTATCTAATCCGACAACAGGGTTAGGAAAATCAATCGGCCAGTCTACTAAATTCTGTTGTTGACTCGAAGTTGTATATTTCGGTTGATTATTATATCGCCCCATCTTCTTTTAACCTTTTACTATATCCATCAATTTGTGCTTGCGCTTGTTCTCTCATTTTAATCATTATAGTATAGTATCCTGTTTCTGTCAATGTTTTGCCCATTAAATTTAGAAGCATGTTCACCTCATCCACACTCAGTTCTACGTTAATTACTAGATTGTCCATAAATTCTCCATAGTTAAATTATAATTTATTTAGTCTAGTCAAATTGAAAGGTTTGGTAATGATAAATAGAAGATGAAATTCATTAAGGGGCACAAGTAAATGAGTACAAGCAAACCAGCAACCAGAGAAGAATTCAAGCAATTCTGCCTTAGAAGACTAGGTGCGCCTCTCTTAGAGATAAACGTAGCGGATGAACAAGTTGAAGATTGCATTGAGATTGCATTTCAATATTACTACGATTACCACTATGACGCAACAGAAAAAGTCTATCTAGCACATGCAGTCACGCAAACCGACATAACAAACAAATACATTACAGTACCAGATGCTGTCATTGGTGTGATGAACATCTTTGACATTGGTGACAGTTATTCTACAAACAATCTTTTCAATTTGAGATATCAAATTTCTTTGAATGATTTATATTCATTCAATACTGGTCCTTTTGCACCATACTACATGGCATTTCAAAACGTTGCGATGGCAGAAGAATTATTTGTTGGTAAACAATCTCTCAGATTCAATCGCCACATCAACAGAGTTTACATTGACATGTCTTGGGACACAAAAGTAACTGTCGGTGAA